CGATAGATAAAAGTCCGCTTGCGTCTGTGCGTCCGCTGCGTTGTGAAGAGTCGTTGTAATGATTTGACCGAGTTCACCATAAGTTGCAATTGAATCTGTGTCGGTTGCGGATTTCTCAGCTGATGAAGTCGCGTTGTATTTCAATGTAATTGAATTTCTAACATCTCCGGCACGTGTCTTAATTGCTAGTCCAGCACCTTGCGCATTATTAGCAGAGAGTTCGACGTAACCATTCGCTGCAAGATATTGCGAACGATGAGTGCTGTCTGCATAAGAAATTTGACCAGATGCGTTTTCGTAAATATAACCAAGACCGCTGGTTGCAATTGCGCTGACCAGTGAATAGGAATCTGTTCGGCTTGATGAACGTGCCGCGATCTCGTAGTCTCCCGGTCGATCAATCTCTCCAAGTCCAGTGTTGAAAGCATTTGCCCATGTCAATGTCGGATCAACGCTCTGCCATTGCAATGCCGCTGGCATTTTGTTCCATGATTGAAAGAGAATCTCATGGAGAACGTCATAAATCTGATCTCCATCAAATTCTTTAGGCAATACACCATTGGTCAAAATCTTAGGCAATCGCGCCAGAGCACCGAGAGCGATGAGAGTGATGCGCTGTGTGTATCCAACGCCACCCACTTCGGCGACTTCAATTCCAAGATCAGTGATTGTGCCGCCGAATATCGGCACATAAACTGATGATGAATTCATGAGTTCGACCGAGATTGAATCATTGATTGCAATGGCAATTGCAGTTTGATTGAGATTGATGAGAGTCAGATTGCAATATCCGGCAGCTGCTTGCTCATAGATATTCGTGCGACCCGAAGTGATGGTCATTGAAGCAAGAACTGAATCGGTGATTGATACGCCGTTCAGCTCGACATTCCAGACCGGATTGAATTGAGTCAAAGTCTCAGTCCAGCCAGTGAAGTCGCTCCCAGCGTCCCGCGATAGTAGGAGTCGTTCATGATTGATTCGACAGCTCGCTTCGAACCTTCTGGATCAACGATAAGTCCATTGAGAGTGACATTGATATTCGTTGTCGCAGCTTCTCCCATACGGAATTGACCCGGATTGAAAGTCGATGGATTAGCCTGAGCATTAAGCGCATCGGCTTGCGCCGTCAATACATCCATTTGCTTTATTTGTGCATCAAGCAATTTCGCAGTCTGCGTCTTAGTGATTGCACCGGAGTCGAATAAGAATTGAATTTCGGTGATGTTGTCTTGAACCTTTGTAAGCTTTGAAACAAGATCATTCAAGCTCGTTGCTGCTGCCGCTGAAACAGCTGCGCCGGCACTTCCACCGAGACCACCGCCGGAAGTTCCGCCACCGCCAAATCCACCTGCTCCACCTGCTCCACCGCCAGAAGTTGATCCGCTACCAGACGCGCCGTTGAGAAACGTTCCCGATTGAATTGGATTCATGCCACCGGAAACAGCGACGCTTCCGAACGCTCTACCAAATGCGCTGTCTATGCTTCTAATCTTCTGAATTCCTGCACCAAATAGATTCAAGAATCCGATGACCTGATTTGCCATTTCAACAATAAAGCTGACAAGTTCTTTGATAATTGTGACAACAGCTCCAGCGACATTTGCAAGAATTTGAAGAGCTTGAATGAATCCGTCAATTCCTTTTTTGCCATCGGTTGAGAATACATTTGCAACGGCGGCGATTGATTTTGCCAAAGTGTTGATTGTCGCACCGAGAGCGAACGCCGATTTCTGAGTCTCATCAAGACTTGAAGTGACGCTGTAATTGCCTGTGAGTCCATCGATGAAAGCGTCGAAAGATGGAAGAATATTTTGATTGATATAATCGACAAATGATTTGAGCATTGGAAGCAATGCGTATCCGAGCTTCTCTTTAGCTTCGTTGAATCCGACGCTCAACTGAGCCATCTTGAATGCGGCTGTGTCTGTGTTCGCACCTAAGTCCGGATACATTGCATTGATCATCGCAACGACTTCGCCGAAAGATTTTCCTTTAAGTTCAGCGGCAGAGAGTCCAATGCCTAGCTTTGCCAGTGAAGTTGTGTTTCCATCTTGCGCTTTAGCAACGGCGGCGGCAACGGTTTCCAGCTCTTTTCCGCTATTGATTGAAACTCTGGTCGATAAATCAAGGAGTTCTTGCGCTTTTCCGACGTCATTGGTACTTAATGCAAGACGTTGCATCGCTGGACGCAATTTGTCATCTGCGATTCCAGTCTGCATCGACAGCTGTGAAATGAATGTTTCTGCTTTTGCAATTTGTGCTTCGGTCGCTCCGGTAACATCGCGAAGAGCTGTGGCAAGTCGGACTTGCGCTTGCTCATCTTCAATCGCGGCTTTGACGCCATCGACTGCAATCTTTGTCAGATAGGCGGCAGCGGCAGCGGCAGCGACGGCAAATGCGGCAGCTGCTCTCTTTCCGAAGTCTGCAACCTTATCGCCAAATCCTTCAACTTCCGCTGTAGCACCTTTGACGCCTTTTTTCAGCTCATCAAAGTCAGCATCGAACGTGACTTTTACTTTTGGAATCGTTGCCATTAGTCGAGACCAGCTTCCTTGATAACTTCTTTGATCATCACGACGTATTCATCTGCAACTTTTGGAACGTACCAATCAATTGCTTTATTGATCCAATATCCTTTGTTGTTATATGGAGCAACAAATCGATTCGTATATTTTCTGCCAGCACGATCGACGCCAGTGTGGGAACCCCATTCTGAACCCCAGAGCAATGCGCCAGCTGGAGCGGCTTGCTGCTTAACCTTTGATCCATTCTTGCGAGTCTCGCCACCGTATTTGCGACCGACTTTTTTTGCACCGCCAAGATCAACACGAATCAATCGATCGCGTGGAGTTAGAGCAGATTCCGCGACAAGCTTTGCTTGCGGCGTTGGTGATGCATCCGCAAATTGCATGAGCTGTCCTTTAAGACGTGCGGACATTGGCTGCGCTCTATCGCGGACAATTTGTTGCGTATCTTTTGGCAATGCATTGAGAAGAGAAATGAGCTTGCGAAGTTCGTACGGTTCAACGGTAATGGCAAATTTGCCAGTGCTGCTCTCAGTTGCCGCCGTTGCCATTTCTTTTCTCCAATATCTCCAAGACAGTTTTGACGTCTTCCGCCGTTTCAAATTCTTTTGGACTCAATCCCGTTGCGAGAGAGAGTTGCCAGAGAATCCGACTCAGACTTCCGACTGGATGGCTTTTGGGATCGTGTCACCGACTTCAATTTCTGCAACAGTTTCCGTCCACTGATCCAAAGTTTTGACCGGCTTGCCACCAGCTTCTCGCTTCATGGCGTGATACGCCAAAAAGACAAGATCACTGATTCCCATCTTTTCTTGCGCTTGTCCAATTGTGAATCCGGTTGATTTTTCCCACCTTACGAATTCCGGTGGCTGCGCCATAAATGACGATTGAGTTCCATCCGTAAATTCGATGTTGAGTTGTAGTTTCATGCTCCCGATCCGTTTCTGTTAAGAGAATGTCGCGACCGGTGTGGTCACGCAAGTAAATGAAAGTGAAACTGTTTGTGCATCTGGAGCTGTACCGCCGGCAGATGGCAAGATCGGCTGGACATCGAACGCGAAAACTGCGCCACTGTCAGCTGTGAGTGATACTGCAAGTGGTGTTTGTGGAGCAGATGTTGCGGCTGTCCAAAGAGCTTCGCAAAGAGATGAAGCAGCTCCCCAATCCGCAAGCATTTCAACAGCAAATGTGCCTTGCGTATCTGTTGTGTAGTACGCCTTACCATCGAGCGTCTGATAAGTGTTGATTGTTGAATCAACTGTCAGCGTCGCAGATGTTGCCTGTGCATCAAAATTGTCAGAGTCAATCGTAAATGTGATGTCTCTGCCGGTGATGATTGTTGTTGGCATGATTTCTCCTTAGTTTGTTTGTGTGTAGTAAGTCGAAACTGAGAGATCGGCACTGAGAAGTGACGCTGTTCCCACGTTCACGATTTGCGGAGTTTGAACGTCTCCGACGACGTAACCCGATGGCACTGCACCGAGAATTTGCATGAGCAGAATCTCTAAGTTATTCAGAGCACCTGCATTGTTGTTGTAAGCAACGGCAGCTGTGATGATGAAGTTAATCTTCACGCGCACTGTTGATCCGATAAGAGTGCTCTCCAAGTACGGTGAATCTGCAAGAATTACGCAGACCGGTGGGATTACAGCTTCCGGAATAGTTTCATACACCGACGCTCCAACGCCGGAGAGTGCGGCAGCTAGGGGAGCGCGGACATCAGCTTGAATCGTGCTCACTGGCATATTGTTTCCACGTCTAAAAATGGACTAAGCAATGAGATGACACGATTTTGCAGACTTCTACCGAGAACGAATGGTGATGGATTAAAATTCTCATTCGCTGTCATATTGCCCGGAGCTGTAACGCTCTGGAAGATTTCAACTGATACAACTAGCAGAGCGGATTCAATTGGTGCAACGCCGCTGTATATGGCTTCGGCTGAGCCGCCATCAAGAGTTGCGAAACCAGCTGGAATAATTGGGATTGTTATGGAGTCTGCAAGATTTGTTGCAACTGTAAAAACATAAGGTGCAACGCGATTGTCTGTGACTGTATAAGTG